GTATTGATTTGCTCTTGTTGTTCTTTGATTGCTTCTACAAGAACTGCAGTAAGGTTCTGATAATGAAGGACTTTAATTCCTTCTGTATTTTCTTGAACTAAATCTGGTATTACTTGTTCTACTTCCTGAGCAATCATTCCAATTTGATGAACTTCATAATCAGTTCTATCATACTCTACACCCCTCAGTTGCAAAACTTTGTCCAATGAATTTTCAAGTGGTTTTATATTAGTTTTTAATTTAATATCAGATGTTGTTTGTATTGGTAATCCATGATACTTCCAAACCCCAGATAAATTACCATTTATAGAAGATAAACCAAAACTTGGTGCTGCACTATTATGGGCTGGTTCTGCATTTGCTTGTCCACCAAGACCAGTTTTAAATCCAAACAAATGTTCTAATCCTGAAATAACATGAGCACCAATTCCATTATGAAGTCCTATTTGATTTGTGATTGCAAGGTGATTATTAATACCAAAAGTTTGTAAACTAAATGGAACTGTTGGGTCCATAGAAGGCCAAAGGTCCACACCAGCAATAGGAGGAGCACCTGCTAATCCTACTTGAATAGATTCTGTTTGTATAGTATTAATGTGTGCCATAGTTTAAAAATAATCTGGAAATAAATTTTGAAGTAAAATATCCGTAAAATCAGATAGACTTGTAGGAATCAATTTTGTTTGTGGTTCACTAATGTTAACACTACTACCTCTAATATTGAGACTTCCCCTACTATGAATTGCCATTCTGGTTCTTGCACCAATAGCAACAACAGATCCATCAATTCTTGCAGTATCACCTGCTTCCATTTTTAAGTTTCCATTAGATCTAATTACAAAATCTTGGTCACTTCCAGTGGATTCAAATCTAATAGATCTGGCAGATAAAGTTATTTCTCCTCCTCCAGCATCTAATCTAATGTTATTTGCCTTAATTCCTAAACCTTCTTTACACTGACTGATGATATTATCTTTATGTTTTCCTGTAGATTGACCTTGGATTTCAAATCCACCATCCTCATATAACTTTATACAAGCATTTGAGGTTGCATGAAGTTCTATTTGTCTTTTTCTTGCTACATTATCATCTGTTCCAATAAAAATTGTACCAGCACCAGCATCATTTAATACATATCCAGTTTTTGGTTCAGGCATGATCTTCAGCACAAAGTACTACTTTATTAATCTTATTCATATTAGTTTCTACAGAAACTGGTTCAACAGGTTTAAAGTTTAGGATTGGTTGGAGAATTGCACCTTCACCATCTTCAGTATTTATTGATAGTTCTGGAAACACTTTAATTGCAGAACCTGGATTGATAATCTTAGTCCCAATAATTCTCCCATCTAGATCTACAGTAGGATAAATCTCAACATCACTATTGCAAGCAATATCAGTAATCAAATCAGTAGATGCATACCCAACACCAGTATTGAGAATATTAATACCAACAATATATCCAATAACCTCAGAACCACTTTCATCAACTGGATTTGTAGTACAAGGAGTAGTAATTGAACTTGGACCAAGATATCCAGAACCTGAAGATTCTATGGTTATTGAAGTAACTTGTCCATCAGTAACAGTAGTAGTTGCCACAGCACCGGTTCCATTGCCACAAGGATCTTCAATAGAAACATATGGAGGAGATGCGTATCCAGTTCCAGAATTTTGAATATTAATTCCCATCAACTGACCTAGTGCATCAACAACTGCTAATCCAGTTGCACCAGAACCTCCACCACCAAAGAATTGAATAGTAGGCAATCCACAATCTAAATTAATTGCATCACAATAACCATAGGTAGCAGATAAGTATGAGTAAGGAACATCAGAACTTCCTGCACCAGTAATACCAAGCCACTGTTCTGCTGCCTTTTTACCTTCATCAATTGCTGTACTTGGATAGTTAAGTGTTTTTTGAAACCCATCTATTGTTTCTTGTGGAATGTATCCCTTATTCGTTTGATAATCTAATGCTTCTTTACATTCAGAACCTTCACAACTTAAGAATGAAAGTGCCTGATTTGCATAACTTATTGCCAAAGAAGTATAGTTAGCAATTTGTCCTAATACTGGACTTAAGTTAGATGAAATCTCTTCAAGTACTGGAGCAAGTGCATTACTAACTTCATTAGTAATTGTAGACATAATACTTCCTACAAATGCTTCTGCTGCACAAATAGGTATACTTGAAACTGCACCAACTAATTGGGTAAGGAAATTAAAAACAAATTCTCCAAGTTTTTGTTTAATTTTGTCAAATACACACCAAATACTATCTACAATTTTATCAGTAGCAAGTTGTTGAAATAGTTTAAAATCTTTAGGAAGAAGTTTATCTATTGCAGTCTTTAACCATTTATAAATTTTTCCAATAATTTTATCTCTCCAGAATTTCATATATTCACTAAACAAATCCGATATTGCTATAGCAACTTTTTGCACCAATCCAGGAATATCTTGAATTGTATTTAAAACTGGATCAATAAATTCATTTTGTACTTGCTGTACAGTTCTTAAAACTTTAATAAAATCTCTTAATGCTTTTATTATTTTTGAGTATGTACTTTTTGAACTTTTACAAGTTGGTGGTACTGATAGCACAAAACATGCTTCATGTTTGCCACTACCAACTGCTGTTGCTTGTTTTCCTACAGTATCTTCTCCTTCTACTTTCCCTGAAGAATCTGGAATGCCACTGCTACTTTTTGATGGTTTTCCAGTTTTTGAATTTTTATTATTTGGATTTTTTATTGAATCTTTTTTTGCTTTGAATGGTTTAAATCCATCAGTACCTTTATTAAATCCATTAGGATGTTCAATTTTATAACCAGAAAATAGTCCTCCAATAATCACAGGTTGTTGTCCATTATCACCATCCATAAAGAAACCAACAACAGTTTCTCCACCTCTACTATTAAAACTTGCTCCAGTTCCTCCTTCTCCACATCCAAATTGAAGGGGAACTAATACATGAGCCCAAGGCAATTCATTATCAGTAATTACACTTGCAGCATCAGGATGATACCCTATAATTCTAACTTTGGCTTTGTATCCATCATCATCAAACCATTTATATTGAGTACATAAACCAATAAACCATCTAAAAGATTCCTTACCTAAAAAGTTAGGACTAATTAGGGACTGTTCAAGCATCATACGTCATATACCCTACATTCTGGAGCATTTGGATTTGAATCACAAAATAATTCCAAAGTATTTGGATCATGGTCATCCTCTGGATGATTGTTATGATATCTTTCAAGGGAATCCAATTCATCTTCTATATGTCTACGTCTTTGAGATGATATCATCGGATTATTTAGTTCATCTTGCACTCTTTTTATGTGTCCATTAATAGTATTCATTGTGGTGGTTCTCCATAAGAATCTTTAATTAATTTAAGTGCTGTCCATCCTTTATGTTGCCCCTGTTCAAATAAATGAGACAATTCTTTAATTAAATAATGCCCAGATTTTTGCCCATCTTTTGTTCCTTTTTTGCCAGATTCTTTAGTAATATATCCAAAGTTTAATTCAATTAAATTACCAACAGTCAATTTTAAATTTAGTGGTACAGTTATATTTAAGCTCTGAGAAAATGCTAAATTATATCTTGCAACTGATTGTGCCTGATAATATAAAGTATTGTCCTTAGAACCATTTGGTGCTGCTGGAGGATTTGGTGAGTCATTTGCTGGGTCTGCATTAAAGTTATCCAAAATCCTAACCATTAATCTTGAAGGATGATCCTTTGAATCCAATCCCAAAGGAATTTGTGGAGGCGTATTTGATTTAGAGGCATGAGACATTAAAGGATAACTTTCTTTTAATGTATAATTATAAACATTAAATTTTCTTGCATTAATATCAAAGAAATAATTTTTACTGGAATACATACCAATTCTCAGATTTTCCATGATGTTTACATTCTTTTCAAAAACTGGCATACTACTTATTCTAAAGTTAGAATCAATACTTGCTGGTGATGGTGCTTGTTCTGTATAAAAATATGTAGCAATACCAACTTTATTTGTAGTATTTAATTTAAATCCACTAAACAAAGAATCTACACTTCTAAAATTAAATCCATTTTTGTTTTGATAAAAAAGAAATCCAGCAGTTCCTTTTTCTGGAGTTGATTTAGAAAGTGAATTTTTGGGAATTGCTTTTGGACATAACCAAGTCAATACTGTAAAAGGTCTTTTAATATTACCATAAAATACATAATTATTTGCAGTGTCTTCTATATTTTCTTTCTTTAAATTAGCATTATCTTTATTTTCATATAATACTTTCTTCAATATATCATATGCAGTTTGTCCAATAGTATTTTTATATTTACCTATAACTCTTGAAGTTTCATTCATAAAAACTTCAGCAGGACATAAATCTATAGTGAATACTTCTTTAGTAGATTGTGTTGTTGAACCATGAACTTTGTAAATGTAATAAGTATTTTTTGTCTCATCTAAAGTTATAGTTTCTTTTGTTGCTGGGTGTTCTATTACTAAACTTACTCTTTCCCCACCTCTAATACCTTCTCTACCTTGTTCTTTATTTGGTAATGAATTTAAAATACCACTACTATCAACAAGAGTCATAGTAATAAAAATAGAAGGAGAAAATAAATCTTCAAAATATTGGATAGAAGATATACAGTTAATTAAATTAAAAGGATCTCCACCACCAAGAGGTTCTACAAGAAATTTTGTTATTTTATAATTAAAATATGACTCTGACATTATTATACGGTATTAAGGAGAACTCTCTTATAAAAACTATTTAACAGGTCTTGCTCTGATGGTCCTGATAACATCATCATTTCTCCCCCTCCACCTTGCATCATTTGTGGTTGTTGATTTTGAACTGGGAATGGAACAACTTGACCTCCTGTATATGCACTTGGAGAATACCTTGTATATTGATTGATAGATGGAACTCCAGTCAATAAAGACTTAACTTCTGTATAATTTAAGTATTTTGTTTGTTCCCTATCTTCAACAAATCCAACATGAACATGAGGAGCATTATTGGCTACTCCACTTTTTCCAATAAAATCTCCAGCATTTATTTTAATATTAGATTTATTTTTTAAATTAGCAGCAAGTTCATATAAATGTGTAGCATAAAAATAATTTACTTGCTTTCCAGCGTACATAAATGGTTTATCTAATTTAATTCTAACACTATGCTGATCTTGCTTACCTGGCATAAGTGGATTTGCATCTTGTCCCATCTGCCTCACATGACCTTTTTCTGCATATTCCAATGTACCACTAATTGGAGAAACTACATTTGATCCAACTGGAGTAGATATGTCCAACCCAGTATCAGCAGCATATCCACCTGTATTTCTTGCTATATTTTGAGATGGAACTGGATTAACTATTCCAGTTGGTGATGGAGATACTGGACCATTTCCCCCTGGAGTAATTGGAAGAATTGGTGATGGGGGAGGTGTTTGGTTGTATACTAATGCAAATAATTTAAACTTATTAATAGTTTTTTCATACTTATCCAAACTCTTGGAGAATGGTTTTAATCCACCACCTTCAGAATTCTTCTTATTAGCACCAGTAATCATATCTGCAAGACCACCACCAAGAAAACTTCCAATTATATTTCCAACTACAAATCCAACTCCAGGAATAGGAATAAGTGCTTGACCTATTACACCACCAAGCAATCCTCCAACAAGTGCTGCCCCTGCTCCAACTCCTGCTTGTAGATTAGTTTGTCCACTTTCTTTTCTATCTTGAAAATCAAGTCCAGCAAAAACAATATCTAAAATTGGAGCAAATCTACCAACACTTTTAAGTAATCCTCCTGCCACTTTCTCTGTTCCTTTTGCTGCTGCTTTTCCTGCTGTTCTTTCTACTACTCTTTCTCCAACTCCTTCTACTGTTCTTGTAAGGTTTCTATATTCTTTTGCAGTTTTTACAGAATACCCACCACCTCTAACTAATGCTCTTTGTGCTGCCTCTTCTGCACTCAATCCTGCTTTTCTATACCTATCAAAGTTCTTTAGGGCAGCCTCTTCACCTTTGGTAAGATTTTTACTTTTAGAAAGTTTCTTAATTAAATCTTCATATCCTTTTCCAACTCCAACAGATTTTAATGCACTCTTTGCTCCAAACTTTAAAAGTTTAGGACCAAATATTATGGATGCAAGTGCTAATCCAGGACCAACCATTCCAAATACATCACCTTTTGCTAACTTACTTGCTGCATTAAATGCTGCTAATTGTGCAATTGATTTTAATGGATCGTTTTTTGGAACAAAAAGACTACCAGCAAATGGTTTAATCTTTGGAACAATACTTTTGCCTTTTTGTTTTCTCCTTTTCTCTAATCTCTTATCACTTTCTTTATTAATACCATCCAATCTTTTCTTATATCTGTTTAATACAGATAGTTGTGTTCTCTTTTGGTATGCACCTGTCTCAAAAATCTTTCTTAACTTAGCAGAAGATTTTTCTATTTGCTTAGAAGATTCTACAAGATTATTAATCTTGGATACTTTTGCAACAATTCTTGGTTGCTTTGGTGGTGCATTTAAAAGTTTTTGAGTATCCATTTATCAAACAATCTGGTAGA